GGGGTATAGCTGCAATGTATCCATCCGCTATTAGGCTCACCAGGAGTATAGAACTCCAATATTAATTGATCAAAATCTAAATTTTTATATATCCAATCAGCTAATTCAGCATTGTCTACACCCATTACTTCGAAGTCTGCGGCCTCGGCCTTGGCGTGCTGTGAATTTATAGAGCTACCAATCTTAACACATAATTGTTCACTACGAAATCCGCTAGTTACTTTTACTCTACCGAAGTGATCCCGTACGGGCTGTAAAATATTTTCACAAAGTGCTTTTAGTTTTTCTATTTGACCTGAACTAGGATTGTTATTGATATTCATTCGGATCGCTGTATCCGATTTAATTAACTCTTGAAGAGTAAAGTTTCGTGAAAGGTTCATTTCGCTTTAATAATTTTATCTATACTATAGCTTCCATCGACATTTTTGTAAAGCTCCGCTTCTACTTCACCACACATAAATTGTTTGTTTTTCATGTCCATGTTTCTTGTTGCTTCTCTTTTCATCTTTAAACAAGTAGATAGATTATCTTGTATTCTATGTTCTACAAGTTCTCCATTTATAAATAAACACAGTGCAAATACTAACTTTATCACTAATGACTCCCATTACCATTTGCAAATTTAATATCTCTTGTTGCATCCTTTAATTTCTCTATATCTTTTTTTAATTTCTCTATTTCTTTTTCATGATTAGACAACATTACACCTGTGTGTACATTTGCTTCTAACATTTTCTGCATCTTTTCTATTTGTGTTGCTTGCCATTCCAGGATCATGAACTGCTCCTGGTCTATGGGTTTTTGAACTGATGCTTCTAGTAAATCTTTTTCAAATAATTGGTTCTTAGTCTCAAGTTGATTTAATCTTTCAATTACACCGAAAGCAAACCATGCACCAACAACAATAGCACCAATCAATCCAATTAAATTACGTAATGGAAGACCGACGTTTGTGTTTTCAGATATTTTTATTGACATGATAAACACTCGTCAGAATCTGAATCTAATTCTGCTAACGCTTCTTCCTTACAATCTTGACCACAAAACATATCTAGTTCGTCTTTTGGTTCAAATTCTTTCTCACATTGTTTACATTTTTTCATTGCGCTGGTCCTCCAAAAAAAGCTAATAATACAAATAATATAATTAATAAACCTGTAAAATAATAATTCATCCTGGCTATCTCCATTAAAACAACCAATCTTTAATTTTTTGCCACCAAGATTTTTTTACTGCAGCTCCAAATATTCTTTCGCCGCAATCACACTTATCACAAATACATACGTCGCATTTGTTACCACTAACATAATAACCATGTCCAACACAATGACATTCATGATTACATATATTGCAATATTTTTTATTTAAACTCATTTTTTGTCCTCAATATCATAAAACATTTTATCAGAATCTTCTGTTACCCAATCTGATCCTTCCACGTCCCAATAAGTATTTTGTACTTTATAGTCAGGCCATGCATTATCAGTTGTATAACTATTAACATGCCAAATGATTCTGTTATTTGGCTGCGCAGCATAATTACCGTTTTCAAGTGCCATAATATGTGCACACTTGTGTTCTTGCGGAATCTCTGAATGTTCCGTGTTTAATATATTAGTCTCTGGATGAGCCCAGTCAACCGTAAATAAGTATTGACCTTTGTAAAATTTTTTATCTTTGCCTAGATATTTACCGTCTATACCAGCCAACCAATCAAAGCAATGCACACTAGGATAGTAGCTAAAACAGTTCCACAGTTCCAACTCGTTCGTCTGCATATCCGGCACATCGGTTCTGTCATATTGTTTTTGGAAAAACGCTGAGATAGGCAAACGCCAAAAGCACGCACCATTAGGTAGCATGATGTTAAATAAGAGGGCACGCCCTGAAATAGAGACCAAACCGAAGACCACACAGTCTTCACTTTCGCCATGATGTTCTTTAAGATCATAAAGATACTCCTTCCGTATTTTACAATAAATCGGCGGTATATTAGCATTTAAATAAGACATAGTACATTATTTTATTTCACCCCAATTAGGACCAGATTCGTAATCTACTTTATTAGGTACCTTTAAGTCAACTGCATTTTCCATTATGTCTTTAATTTTTTTTGCTTGACTTTCTGATTCAATAGAAAAATCTAATTCATCGTGAATTTGTATGTGTGCTAGTAAACCTTCTTTATATAAATCAACCATAGCTTTTTTAGTCATATCTGCAGCTGATCCTTGTATTAACTTATTTAAAGCTTTGTATGTAAATGCTCTTCTGTGACCATTATTATACCAATAATTTTTTTTAGGATTACCATCTTTATCTTTAATAACTTCTCCATCTCTGTCTTTTAAGTATGGTCCCATTTCTTTTAACTCTAACATTGTTTCATGGTCTTCAGCAGGAACAAATGTACCCCAATCAGAACCTCTTAGTATTGGTTCATATTTTGGAAATCTACATCTTCTACCTAATATAGTTTTTATTCTTCCTCTGTTTTGGGCTGCAGCCATAACACCATTAGTTAATTGTTTTACAAATGGAACACTGTTGTGGTATTGAGCAAATAATTCATCTGCTCTTTGTTTAGTTACGTTTAATTCATTTTGTAATTTGGCTTTACCCATACCATAAAACAAACCTAGATTAATTGTCTTAGCTTCTTTTCTATCTATGTTTGCCATTTCTGCTACGATCTTATGAAAGTCTGTATTTGGATTATCATAATAAGAATCTGCAATTGTTTGTGCTGATTCATATTCAAATCTTATACCATAGTGAGTTACTAATCTTGGTTCTTGTTGTGAGTAATCAAATGTACCCCACTTACAACCTTCTTCAGGTATAAATAAACTTCTTATTAATGGTCCTGTATCTGGATCACGTGCTGGAATTTGTTGTAGGTTTGGATTAGCATAACTAAATCGTCCTGTAACTGTTCCTCCATCATCAGATCGTATTTGATTTATGTCTGCGTGTATTCTACCATTATGTTCATGACTTAAAATGGTATCAATAAAGGTTGTACTGACCTTGTTTATTTTTCTAGCTTCTGCTATCATACGAACTACAGGATGTTTATGAGAGGAAATAAAATTTTTAGTAAATGATGGAGAATCGGTCTTTTCAGTACGGCTATAAGGTAGCTTCAGTTTTTCAAAAACTTGTGCAATCGATCTGGCTGCCCATATCTGAGTATCTATTCCTGTTTCTATTTTTATCTGTTGCAATAAGTTTTGTTCTTTTACTGCCAGTGCTGTTTTTAATTGATTGGCTTTGGACACGTCTACCCGCACCCCTAGGAAACGCATATCAACTAGGCAAGGAAAAAGATCAGATTCAAGATTAAATATATTTTGTAAATCATCTTCTACAATAATTCTTTTTAAATGATGCCAAAGTTTTAAAGTTAAATTAGCATCTTGTTCTGCATAAGATCCTACTTCACTTGCAGGAAGTTTCCACATATCTGCTTTAGGATCTAGTCCTCTTTCTTTAGCTGCTTGATTAAGTAAAGATTCATTCTTACCTTGATTTAAATATAGCCAAGATAATGCATTTAATGTGTAATTAAATCTATTTTCATCAATAATAGATGCTGCAATCATTGTATCAATAATTGTTCCATTTATTTTTAAACCTAAGTTTCTAATCCAACATACATCATACATTGCATTGTGAAATATTTTTGTAGCAGGTGATTCACAAACATCTTTAAACCAAGATAAAACTTTATCTCTATCCATGTTTGGTCCTTCACCATGAGCTATTGGAAAATAACCTTTGTAACCATCTACAGCTACAGCTATGCCTACAACTTCACCATTACCCCGTATGGCCCCTGAACCCAGTTTCTTTAAATCAGGATCTCTTGTCTCTAAGTCAATTGCTATTTCTTCCGCTTTTCTTAAATCAGGAAATTCTGTAGGAGCAACCCACTCTGTAGTTGGCATCAACATTATTTTTTTCTCCCCATGTCTTTCATTTTTTTAATTTCTAATTCACAATAATGAATTACTTTCTCTAAATCTTGTATGCCATTTTTATTTTTATAACGACACACATATTTAATAACATTTCCTTGAAAAAAAGAAAGGTCGTTCTTAGAAATGAATTCATAAGGTTGAATGTGAAAATCTTTGTAGTGACTCCCGCCTATCTGCTTATCTTGTGGAAAAGCATTTTCAAATATATCTTTATTTGTCATTATTATTTCCTTTCTTATATTTATTTGAAATCTCTTTTTTTATTTCTTCTCGACTACCAGAATATGTAAATATTTCTCCATGTTTTTTATAAACAATAA